ACTGGCAGTCGGGATGGTCGGGGGAGGGGCCCGACTCTGGAGGGACACCGGTCTTAGAAGACGGGATGGAGTTCCAAGGAGCGACCTTCTCGGCCAAAGACACCCAGTGGCTGGAGGGCAAGAAGCTCACCCGAGAAGAGGTGTGCGCGGCCTACCACGTGCCCCAACCGATGGTCGGCTTGTTGGACCATTCAACTTTCTCCAATGTTCGAGAGATGCACGTGATGCTCTATCAAGACACTCTGCCGCCATGGTGTGTCGGCATCGAAGAGGACATCGAGCTCCAGCTTCTCCCCGAGTGGAATGACCTCATCGAGGGTGACTGCTACGTCGAGTTCAACTTGATGGAGAAGCTGAAGGGCAGCTTCGAGGAACAGGCCCGAGCCATGCAGACTGCAGTTGGAGCACCGTGGATGACCCGCAACGAAGGCCGGGCTCGGTTCAACCTGCCAGCACTGCCGCCCGAGGTAGGTGACGTGCTGATCACCCCGCTCAACGTGTTGGTGGGTGGGCAGGCCTCTCCCACCGACTCGGCCCCCGATCAGCCGGGTGAGCCCCAAGCTGACGCAATGGACTTCGGCGAGATCGAAGAGGTGGTCGAGCGTTTCTTGAGCCGGGCCGGCCGAGTGGTGTCTCGGCGTTGGGGTGAGGTGAAGGAGGGAACGCTCGCCCTCGACGCGGTGTGGCAGGCCGAGCGCTGGGGTCGAGAGCTGGTCACCGACCTCGAAGCGATCGACGCCCAAGGGTTCGAAGAGCTGGCCATGAGGGTGCTCGAACGCACTCGAAGTGCGGTCATCGTGGCGTTGGCTACCGACGACCCCGACCATGCGCTGCGGGCCTACTTCGGACCATCGCACGAACGAGCCGCCAAACTGGTGGCTGAACTGACTCAGGAGGTCTCGACATGAGATCCAAGCAGATGACCTATGGGACCAAGGTGCTCGGCACCGCTGAGACGGGCGACACGGGCTCGGTGCATGCTCTGGTGTCCGTGTTCGACAACGTCGACTACCACGGCGACCGTGTGGTGAAGGGCGCCTTCGCTGAGAATCTCGCCGAGTGGCGGGAGTCGGGTGACCCGATCCCGTTCATCTGGTCACACCAGTGGGGCGATCCCGATTCCTTCGTGGGGACCGTCGATCCCGAGGATGCCCAAGAGACCGACCGAGGACTCGAAGTCAGGGCTGTCATGGATCTCACTCATCAGCAGTCGGCTCGGGTGTACCAGCTGCTCAAGACCCGCTCGGTTCGTCAGTTCTCCTTCGCCTTCGACGTCTTGGAGGAGGTCGAGATGAAAGACGAGCCGTTCAATCGCTGGTGGAACGTCTACGAGCTGCGCAAGCTGAAGCTCTTCGAGTGTGGGCCGTGTCTGCTGGGCGCCAACGAGGAGACCGACCTGTTGGAGGTTGCCTCTCGACACAAGGTCGGCCGGGCGGTCTCGGGCACCAACCGAGAGAAGCTCACCCAGGCCAAGGACCTGATCGAGGAGGTGCTCGCCGCCGATGGAGACGATGAAAGCGACCCCTCGGAGAACAGCCGCAAGCGCCGGGGTGCCAAGAGCGCCGTCGGGTCCCACAGCACCGCAACCTCAGATGCCGACTGGGATGGCCCGGCTCAAGAATCCGCGCTGAGCGAGGATTGCACGGCGGCGGATTACAAGAAGATGTACGCCTGGGTTGATCCCGACGGCGACGCCGAAACCCAGGCTGCCTACAAGTTCCCCCATCACTTCGTGAGCGACGGCAAGCCTGCGGCAGCCTCGACCAAAGCCTGTTCGGCCGCCATCGCCGCACTGAATGGTGGCCGTGGTGGGGCGGACATCCCCGACGGTGATCGCCAAGGTGTTTACAACCATGTCGCCAAGCACCTGAAGGACGCCGGGCAAGAGGAGATCCCGGAGCTGGCGAGTGTCGAAGAGGTCCAGGCAGCGGCGTTCCGGTCCCAAATGCTTGACATCGAGGCGGATCTCGTTTCAAGCTGAGCGGTAACTGAATATCAGTAGTCCACAACGCCATCGTGCGGGCGGTTCTGACCGAGGCACCTAGGAGCGGAGTGGGTGAGTTCCTGGCGCAGCATGCGCGCCTTCTCACTTACCTACCTAGGAGTCGAAATGAACCGACAAGAGACGCTGATAGGCGAGATAAAGGACCTCGTCGAAGAGGCGCGACAACTTGATCAGGCGGTACCCAGCGCGGAGGACCTCGAGAAGATCGAGAAGCTCCTCGCCGACGCCGGCGCGAAGAAGACCGAACTCGACCGCCTGAAGGGCCAGCAGGACCGACGCGACCAGTTCGCTCAGCTGTCCTCCGAGCTCGGCCTGGCCGAGCCGACTGCCACCAATGGCTACAACCATGTCGCAAAGGGCAAGACGATCGGCCAGACCTTCGTCGAGTCCGAGCAGTACAAGGACTTCATCTCCAAGTATCCCGAGGGGCGCATTCCCGACCAAACCCATGTGGCGGTGGCGCCAGTTCGCTACAAGGAGCTGATCTCCATCACCGGGGACGAGACCGGCGGTGCCCAAGGTCTTGTCCCGCCCGACTACCAGGGTCTGGTCGACATGCTCGGCCGGCCCGAGCTCGTGCTGCGGAGCCTGGTGTCGACCCGTACCACCACCTCCGACTTGATCGAGTACGTCTGTCAGCTGGCGAGGATCAACGCGGCTGACTTCGTGCCCGAGGCCAAGTCGACCGATGACGCGGACGCCATCAAGCCCGAGGGTGGGTTCACCTTCAAGGTGGTCCGAGAGCCGGTTCGCACCTTGGCCGAGTGGATCCCCCTCACCAAGCGGGCGCTGATGGACGCCGCCCAGCTGCGTGGGATCGTCGACCAGGAGCTGCGTGGCGACCTCGACGAAGGCGAGGAGCGGGCCATGCTCACCGGGGATGGGACAGGCGAGAACCTGACCGGCCTCGAATCGGTCGAGGGCACTCAAGAGCAGTCTTTTGACACCGACCCCTTCGTCACCACTCGCAAGGCCCGGACTCTGGTCCGCTTCGTGGGTCGGGCCACCCCGACTGCCTATGTGATGAACCCGGTTGACGACGAGGCGATCGATCTCGCGAGAGACGGGATGGAGCGCTTCTACGGCAATGGGCCTTTCGGGATGGGACCACAGACACTGTGGGGTCTGCCTCGGGTGGTCTCAGAGTTCGTGCCCGAAGGGACGGCGTGGGTGGGTGACTGGTCACGGGCGGTCATCTGGGACCGTCAGCAGTCCTCGATCTCAGTCACCGACAGCCATGCCGACTTCTTCGTCCGCAACCTGGTCGCGGTGCTGGGCGAGCGCCGGTTGGCCTTCGGGGTCATCCGCCCGCCCGCCTTCGTGAAGATCGAGTTGGCAGAGTCCTAGTGGCGGCCGACGACCTCTGCGCCAATGAGGACCCCGAGTGCGGTCATGAGCGATCCAGCCACGACCCCGAATGCTCTGAGTGCGAGTGCCAAGGCTTTGTGGAAGCGAGCAACGGCGGCGACGAGCCTGTCGTCAGTTGTGGACAGGTCCGGGCGGCTCTCGGCGGTCGGGAGACGATATGCGCCCAGATCGCACTGGCCGGCTCTGGCGGTGAGGTGTCGTGCGCGCAGGCTCGATTGGCGGTGAGCAGCTAGGTGTGCTGGTCAGCTCTCGGTTCTCCAATCGCTGTCCGGTCTGTGGGGCACGAGGACATTCGTGTGCGACGTACCTCGACGACGTCGTCGGGGTCGACGAACGAAAGGAGTTGTACATGCCAGGCAAAGGCGAGCTGAGTCCCGTCGAGGTCGAGACGGCCTCTGGGATCAAGACGACCATTCGGGCCAGGCCCGAGAACGCGGAGAAGTACAAGAAGGCGTTCAGCGGCAAGAAGGAAGAGAGTCCGCCCAAGGGTCGCTCGGCACAGACCAGGGAGCGTCATCCCGAGCAGAAGGGCGACGTCGAGACCAAGTGAGCCAGGTGGAAGACCTCGTTGCCGTACCGCCGTATCCGCCCTTCATCACGATCGACGAGCTGCGCGCAGCCGTCCAATCAGCGATCGAGGACGAGACGCTCGCCAACTCCATGATCGAGATGGCGTGTGCGGCGGTGCGGGCCGAGGTCTCCCAGACGATCAACGTGGTCGAAGACGACGAGGTCACCCTCGATGGGAACGGCGCTCAGGTGCTGTGTCTGCCCGAGCTCCAGGTGATCTCGGTGTCTGAGATCGCTCTCGCCGGCCGTGTGCTCGGAGAGGACGAGTACGACTGGTCTTCGTCGGGGCAGATCTGGCGACGTTCGCGTCCTCAGCATCGCTACGGCTGGAACCCCGACGGCCCGGTCTGGCCAAGAGTGCCTCGTGTGGTGAGTGTCACCTACGACCACGGTTGGGTACAGGGCTCTCCACAGTTGGAAGCTGCCCGCACCGTGGCTTTGGGTATCGCGGCCCGTCTGTTCCGCAACCCCGACGCGCTGCAGTCAGAGCGCATCGGAGACTACTCGAGGGCCTTTGTTCCAACTGCGGCCAAGGGTGACATGACCGAAGCCGAACGGGACATCTTGGATCCCCTGCGCCCATGACTGTCACCCAGACTCCACCCCGCCATCTGTTCGTCCACACCTTCGACGTGTTCCGACGTGTGGTGGACGACGACGGCAAGGGTGGTCAAGACGTCGATTGGGTTCCCGTGAGTGAGGTCAAGGGACGTCGTAGCTGGCCGATGTCGGGGACCGCAGGAGAGGTGACCTCGGCCCAGAGTGTGAAGGAACGTCTGCCGTACTTCGTCTATCTGGATCCTGACGGAGATGTGAGGCGAGGCGACGTCCTTCACGACAGAGAAGGCGTCTGGCTCTGGGTCGAGGG